CAGCGTCTTCATAATACTTTACTGCATTAATTGTCGTTGCAAGAAATGCTCCCATTATTTTTTAATATAATATTTATTATCTGCAATATAAAACGTTATACCTGTATTACCTAAATTACGGGAACCTATCTCTTCTAGATCAGTAATTTCAAACATGTTTTTTACTGATTGTACTTCTTGGTCATCTAACAAAAATAGACCTGATTGCATATTTTTAAGAGTTTCTAATTTTTTTGGATAATTTGGATCAGCATGATGAACAGCTGGTAAGAGCTTATTATCTTTTGCCCCAGTAGATCCTCTAAATCGCCTACTACCTAATATATTTCTCACTTTGACAAGCTCTAATACTCTCGTCCGACGTGGTTGCCTAAGAAGCTCTAGAAATATCTTTTTAAACATTTTAATTATTTAATAAAAAAAGCCCCCTGCAATTGCAAGGGGCCCTTTAAAGGTATTGTTATATTATCAGTTAGACGGCTTGTTTACCAGGTTTCCCAGAATTCTTAGCAACACCAGGCTTTTTACCATCACCTGTCTGCTCCGTACCTTCCTTGTCTGTAACAGGAACGGCTCCATCACCAGAACTCTTACCACCTAAACTATCAGCAGCAGGATCTGTAGTCTTACCACCGCCGTCAGAAGGATCAGTACCAGGCTTCTTACCGTCACTAGTTTGTGTAGTATCCTCTTGGACACTATCTTCTAGTTCGTCGGTATCGGCTAACGGATCCTCGGCGTCAATGTCGCCAAGATCTTCGTCATCTGATGGAAGCTGATCAACAACAGCTTTAAGAGCCGCGGCTTGATCTGGTGTTAATGTTACTGTGACTTCCTCGCCACCTTCGTCGCCGAATTCATCACCAGCATCGGGAGCAAGTTCACCATCACCGACACCGAGCTCGAAGTCTTTGTCGTCTTCACCCATTACGCTCTCATAGAGCTTATCAAATATTGATTTATCTTCTGACATAATAGTACCTTTGTTAGAAGTATTTATACTCTCCTTAACTGATTTCTTCTTTTTCTTAGACTTTTTTTCTTCTTTATCTTCAGCCGCCTCAACCGGTTCTTGTAAGTCCTCCTTAGTGTTACCAACATCTTTACTTTTTTCGTCAGCCTTTACTTCACCCTTTGGACGTTGAGTTTTTGAATCTACCTCAGATACCTTCTCATCTGGCTTCTTAAAATCTTTACCAGTCTCTGCTTTTTCACGGACTTTATACTTACTAGACGTTAAACTATTCTCATAATCACTCATAACATTTTCCCAACCATCATCAAGAGTAGGAGCTTCTCCCGATCCTTGCCCGGGTGCGCCAGCATCATCCAATGGCTCGACCTGGTCAATAGGAACTACAACACCATCCGGATTTGCCGCAGTACCAACCGTAACTGTTCCATCTGGATTTACTTGTATAACTTCACCAGTCTCACCCGGTGCATCCGGGGCTGCTGGGTCGACGATCCTTACAGGCTGTCGAGGTGTAAACTCAGCACCCTGCGCGAACTCATCAACAACACCCTCTGTCGCTGACTTTTCTTTTTTAGCTTTCTTTTTTTCTTTCTTTTTATCTTGTTTATCTTCTTTCTTTTTTTCTTTCCTCTTCTCTTTATCGGTTTTTACATCTCTTGTAGCCCCGCTAAGCTCAGATGTTTTACCAACACCTAGAGGATCTTCTTTTGAGCCTTCAGTAACTACTTCGTCCATCTTTGCGGGCTGGTCGGTAGTTACCTTCGACGTAGCTTTCGCAAAGGCCTCATTAATAGAGAGTAAATCTTTGCTGTTCATGTAAATATTTATAGTGCCCAGGCAAAAAAAAGAGGATAAATTTTATTTAGGTAATAAAAACTTACCTAACGCAAATATGGAGTTCGAGTGGACTCCAGAAATGGTCAAAGATCTTAAGAAGGCAAAAATGAATATTCTTCATTTTGCTGAGAATTATTTTCACATTGTTAACCTAGATGTTGGTAAAACAAAAATAGCTTTATATCCTTGTCAAAAGAGAGTGTTACGTGCTTTAAGAGACAATAGATTTGTATCCTGTCTTGCTTCAAGACAAACTGGTAAAACGACAATGATGACAATTTATGCTCTTTGGATAGCATGCTTTCAAGACGATCAACGTATATTAATTGTTGCTAATAAAGAACAAACTGCTATTAGTATTTTTTCTAGAGTTAGATTAGCATATGAAAATTTACCTAATTTTCTTAAACCAGGTGTATTAGAGTATGGTAAGACTTCTATGAAATTAGCAAATGGAAGTAGTATTGGTATTAGCACTACAAGTTCAGATGCTGGTCGTGGTGAATCTGTTAATGTATTAATTCTAGATGAGCTTGCTTTTATTCCAAATAATTTAGTTGATAGTTTTTGGAAATCAGTTTATCCAATTATTTCAAGTTCCAAAAAATCTAAAATATTTGTCGCCTCAACTCCTAATGGTAGTAATAATTTATTTTTCAATCTTTATACTGATGCTGTAAATGGAAAGAGTAACTGGCACGCAGAGAAAATATTATGGCATGAAATACCTGGTCGCGATGAAGCATGGAAACAAGAGACTATTCGTTCGATAGGTAGTATGGAAGCCTTTGCGCAAGAGTTTGAATGTAAGTTTCTTGATACTGGTGACTCTTTTATTGATGAAGAGTTTTATCTTAAGCTTGCTAGTGAGACAAAAGACCCTCAACATTTATTTGAAGATGGTTGTTATAGTGTTTGGGAAGAACCTAATAAAGATCATTTATATACAATAGGTGTTGACGTCGCAGAAGGTGTTCAACAAAACTATAGTGCTATACAAGTATTAGATATTACTGACTTACAAAATATTACTCAAGTAGCTGAATATGCTAGTAATGAAATTAACCCATTTGAGTTTACAACTAAAGTTAGAGACATTTGTTATCACTGGGGTACACCTCCTGTTTGTATAGAGAGAAATAATTGTGGTAGTCAGGTTGTAGATAATTTATATCATCAATACAATTATAGAAATATTGTAAATTATTCTCCTAAAATAGGTCAAATTAAATATGACAGGTTAGGAATTTACGCTCATACAAATACCAAATATAAAGGTGTTACTAATATGAGGTACTGGGTAAATGAACTTAAATGTGTTAAATTAAAATCTAAACTTGCAGTTGAAGAGCTTAAGAATTTTGTAAGATATCCTAATGGATCATGGGCGGCCCAGCCTGGTTATGATTATGATGATAGAGTTATGTCTTTAACGTGGGCGTTATTAATTTTAGAAAATAGTATAGTACAGAGATATTATAATGTAACAGAAATAGACGACAATCAACGCCCAGCAAAACTTGAATTAGGAGATTATATAGATCAAAAATTTAGTAACTTTCTCCAAGACTATAAAATGCAAAATATAGATGACACCTGGAAACCTAACCCAGTTTACTTTGAAGACATAAATATTTTTGGCGACGCTGAATTAAGTGATATGGATAAGTTAGAAGCAGAAGGATATGTTAGAGTATGAAACAATCACCATTTAATAAAAATAGACAAGATAAATTTATTCTAGTTTTAAATTTACCAGAAGGTATAAAAGAGATTAGAGATAATATCGCTAGAAAAAACAATCGCATTGATGCGAATAGTTTAGAGATTAGTATCGCTGGTACAGTGACACCTAATATTAGTGTACCAGAACAAACCTTACCATATGGTGCTCAATCTATTAAAGTAAGCTCACATGCCCGACCAGCTTATAGCTCTCTGAATTTAAAATTTAACATCGATAATGAATATAAAAACTATTGGGCTATATATAAGTGGTTGGATGTAATAAACGATGTTAAACAAGGAACTGTTAATGCCGACGAGATTATAAAATATCCTCATCCTGGTCAAGTACTTCCAATATATTCTTCCAACTTAACAGTATTTGGTCTTGATGAATATAATAACAGAAAAATTCAATGGGATTATATAGGAGCATTTCCAACTACATTATCTGAAATTAACTGGGACTATAATAGTGAGGCAGAAATTGCTGCAACAGCAACATTTGAGTTTACGAGACTAGAAGCTAAATTAATTTAAGATAAATAGCTACCAATATAATTATTTAACCGAAGAAGTAACTCATAACAACATTAGTCTTATAAGAGCAGTCAGGCATTTTTTTAACAATCCTTTTAAACTGCTCTTCTGTAATATTTCCTTGCTTCCAAGATTCTCCCTCTATACAACCAATCATTGAATTGGTTCTATC